AAGGAACTGAAGTGAGATCATTAGACACGCAAGTTAGCGCTTCAATTTCGTCACTTAATTTTGATGCTGAAAAGAAATCTGTCTTTAAGGATAGGGTATCTGCTGAGATTGATAACTTACAACAAGGCACAGGCAAAAAGCTTAATGCTGAAGAGCGTCAAAAGGTCATTGATAAATTCTTAATTGAAGGCGAAGTGCTATCGGGTTCAATCTTTAAGCCCGATAGAAACAAACGATATTTTGAAGTAGCCGGTACTGGTGACGCTGTAAAGTTTAGCGTGAATGAAATACCAAAACCCGAACGTCAAAAGATTGAAGCTGCACTAACGAAGAACGGTAAGAAAGTTACAGACGCTGAAGTAACAAGACTATACAAACTAAAAATGGGATTATAAAACATGGCTGTAAATGAATATGACGCACTAATCAATTCCGAGCCATCAGTTAAACCTAAAGAAGTTAATGAGTACGATAGTTTAATTCAGCGTGACGCACAGCGTAAAGACAACGCGGTTAAAATCAATCTTAAATCATCTTTAGATAAAGACCCTCTACAAGTATTTAGAGGCAAGCAATTATCTGACACTTTCAAACTACCACAGCCAGTGGTTGAACGTAATCTAACGACTATCGAAGCTAACGCAAAGTCTAGGCAGTGGGAAGAAACACTTAAAACTTCACCTACGCTAAAAGAGTTTATGACTGATACCTATTTTTCAGGTATCGCACACCAAGACACAAAGCTTGCTGAAGCCGAGAAAGTATTGCGGACTACAGGTTTTGCGGCCGCATCTAAACTTAGACGCGAGAATCAAGATCAGCGTGAAACAGAATTTAACGCATGGGCTAAGAAGCCACAGGCTGAATGGGCTAGATCATGGGGCGATGTACCGAAAGACTTAAGCTATAGCGTTGGTCAATCTTTTGGTAGCATGGGTAAAGGTTTGGTTGAGGCGACAAGGCTTGGGTATATGCCTATCCTTAAAGCGATTAACTTTCCTTTAGTAGCTACAGGACTTACTTCACCTAAAGTAAATAAAGAATATCAAGATGCGTTTAATAAAGCTACTGACTACCTAACAGGGTTCTCGGAGTTTCAAGCTTCACAAAAATCTACCGAGATGCAAGCTAAATTACAAGCATTAAGCAAACAAAGCGCATTTGATATAATTAAAGATGTAGTAACACTTAATGTTGATCCAGCATTAGTTGTTGATTTATTTGCACAATCATCGGCTTACTTGATCCCTAGCGCTGCGGCTGGTCGTGCAACTCCGTTAGTATCCACAATTTATTCATCACTATCAGAAGGCTTTGACAGTGCGGCTACTGCGCGTGAAGAAGCTAGGGCGGCTGGTGCTGATCAGAACGAGGAAGATGCAGCCGCGGTTAAAGCGTTATTCATTTCAGCGCCATTGGCTTTCTTAGGTAACAAGGTATTAAAACTTGGCGATATAGAATCTAAGTTTTTCAAGACAGGTAAAGTTGGCAATGCTTTTGCAACTATCCTAAAAGAAGGCTTGGGTGGTATGATTGAGGACGCATCTAACACACTAGGTGTAAACGTAGCGGCAGTAACTGGCTATGAACCTGAACGTGATGTAACTCAAGGCGTGGCTAAATCTGCGGTGCTAGGCTTTATCCTAGAGGCTACACAAGGCCTGGGCATGAAAGGGGTTAGCACAGCATTAGATGTTATTAGCAATCGCGTCAACAAGTCAGAAGAAGATTTGCTGAAGGTTCAAACAATTCAAGAATCATTGAACGTAGCTAGTGAATCTATGGTGCGTAACATGGATTCAAACACTTTCTCACAGTTTGCACAAAGCGTAGTAGATGACAATGAGGAACTACCAAGCGAAGTATTCATTGACGCTAAAGTATTTAACCAAGCGATGCAAGATGCTGGCCTTGATCCTAATATCATTGACGGCATACAAGACAATCTAAACGAAGCCATTGCTACTGGTGCTGATGTATCTATTTCATTTGGTGAACTAGCGGCTAAGTTATCGAACACAGAAGCCGAGCAAGTTATCTTGCAGAACATGAAGTTAGAGCAAGACGGGATGACGGTTACGCAACTCACCGAGTACGCAAGCAATATTAAGACTGAACTTGAAAAAGAAATTGTTTCAGCTATTGCTGACGAACAACAACGCACAGACTTTGAAACTAAAGCTGACTTTGTTTATGAAGATATATTCAATCAGCTAAATCAAACAGGCCGTTACGGTACGGAAGCTAACCGCTTACAAGCAATGTTAGCTAAACAATACTTTGCTACTCAAGCACTCAATGATCCACAAGGCAGAACACCTGATCAGCTATACGCACTAGCGCCATTAAAGATTCAAGGTGAATCTATCTACACGCAAGGCCAAGTGTATGAGCAAGGTTCATTAAAGACAGACACGCCTGAGTTTAAGAACTGGTTTGGTGACAGTAAGGTAACAGATGATGCTGGTCAACCGTTGGTTGTTTATCACAGCACAAGCAAAGATGCTGCTAAAGCAATTTATAAAAGTGGGTTTGATACTAATTTATCTTATGATTCTGCAATATGGTTTACTTCAGATAAAGGTCAAATTGAACGTGGTGAAACTGGCGCTGCTGGTCAAGGTGAAACACTTGATATGTACGTTTCAATTAAAAATCCTGCAAGCAGAAATGAATACGATAAATACACTATAGATCAGCTTATTCAACAAGGCTATGATGGCGTAATGCTAGAAGATGATGTTGGGTTTGCGTTTGAATCTAATCAGTTTAAATCCGTCAACAACGCTGGCACATTTAACCCTAACGACCCTAACATTCTTAGACAAGATGCACAGGAAACAACAAACATTCGCGCAAGAATACCAAAATTTAGAGGCGGTACAACTCTTGAAAAAATAACAAAGGCATTAAAATCTTTACGTTCAGACAGTTCACAAGGTATTTTTTATAAAGAAATTGCAAAGTACGACACAATTGAAGATGCCTATGAGAATATTTTTTATCATGGAACTGGTGGATATATTGAGGGTAACTTTTTAAAAGCTGGAAGTGCTTTAAAAAAGAACTCTTTTAGAGGCGGTGGTTACGGTAGCATCCAAAATAGCATAAGTCTTAGTTCAAGCAAAAATGTAGCAAGTGATTTTACTGGCGATAGTAGAAGCGGGAATGTATATCCTGTAGTGCTTAAAAAAGGCGCAAAAGTTGAAAATCATCCTGAATGGTCAGACGCAATGGAAGTTGAAGATCATCTTGTGGATTTATGGGATAGAGGAATAGATGCTGTAAAAATAGGTAATTGGTCAGATGAATTTTCTGAACAAGAAATTGTTATATTAAATCCTAGGGCAATAGTGCTTGGTAAAGGCGAATTATTTCAAGTTTTTAATAAAAAGCGTTTTGAACAACCAACAGTTGAAGATTTAAAAACTATGGTTTTAAATTACAACGAAAAAAGTTTAACTTTACAGCAAGATGCACAGGTTCAAACAGATAGCAAAGCGTTTAAGGATTGGTTTAAGAAAAGCGTAGTTGTTGACGAAAACAAAAAACCGCTTGTCGTTTATCATGGCACAAACGCTACTTTTGACACGTTTGATTATACTAAGATTGGTGAAACAGGCCGTTTAGAAGGCGCGGGTTTTTACTTTACTAACAATAAAGATATTGCCACGCAGTATGGTGAGCCTATGGAAGTTTACCTATCACTTCAAAAGCCTATGCCGTATGACACAAAGCCATTTAACAAAGCAACTTTAACACGTCTTATTAAACGCATTGCTGAAATAGAAGCTGAAACGAATGGTGAAGATATTGCTAACGGCTTCTTATCTAACTTTGGTGATGTATCTTACGATGGATTAAATAGCGTTATTAAAGAAGCTGTAGATATTACATTGGATGATGAAAGCGCACTAGATCAAATCAGTGGGTTTGTTGGTGCTGGTGTTGAAATAGAGGTAGTCAATAAAGCGGTTCAGGAAGTAACTGGTTATGATGGCGTTGTTGCTAAAGGTTTAGGCAATCAAGGTGATGGTAAAGATAAAGTTTATGTTGCATTTTTCCGTGAGCAAGTAAAGTCAGCTACAGGCAACGTAGGCGCGTTTGATCCTAACAATCCTAATATCTACCAGCAAGATGCACTAGGCACATTTGATCCTGAAAACTTTGTCATTACACTTAAAAAAGGTGCGAACCTTACTACGTTTGCACATGAACTAGGTCACTACTTCTTAGAAGTAAACACAATACTAGCCGGTGATCCTAATGCTGATCCGCAGTTACTAGCTGACGTAAACACTACAATGGAATGGTTTGGTACAGACTTGGCTACATGGCGCACTATGACGCTAGAGCAAAAGCGTGAAAGCCATGAGAAGTTTGCACGTGGATGGGAAGCTTACTTGTTTAAAGGTGAAGCCCCTAGCGCAGAATTGAAGACAGTATTCCAACGTTTTACTTCATGGATGGCTAATGCTTATCGTTCGTTAAAAGAATTTCTTACTAACAACAACGTAGATTTACCGCCTGAAATCTCACAAGTATTTGACAGGATGTTAGCTACTCAAGATCAGATTGAGCAAGCTAAGAAGCGTAGAGGTTTAAGCGCATTGTTCAATACTGCTGACGAAGGGCAGATGACAGATGAAGAATTTTTAGAGTATCAAGATGATCTAGCTAAAGTTACTGGCGATGCTATTGAAACAATGAATAAGCGTAGCCTTGCTGATATTAAATGGTTACGTAGAGCAAGAAGCAAGGCTATCCGTGAGTTTCAAAAAGAAGGTGAAGCGATCCGTAGAGAAGTGCAAATGGAAGCAAGGCGTGAAGTTATGTCACAGCCTATCTATCAGGCATGGTCATTCTTAACAGCGCGTGAATGGGGTAAGGTATCTAAGAAAGATAAACCTAGCAAGACACTAGACCCTACTACTGATTCATTATTTGTTGCTATTCAAAAACTTGGTGGCCTTAATCGCGCTTTAATTCAATCTGAGATTGGATTAGATACGGTTGATATGCAAAAGTTTCCTAGAACATTTAGTGCTAAAGGTGGTATGTCGCCTGACGGCATGGCCGAGGCTTTATCGCAATATGGATATCTTAATGTAGATGAAAACGGTAAGTATGATGTAAACGATTTTCATGAAGCAGTAACACAAGAGTTAAGCGGTTCACCTTACTACTCAAACTACTACGACTATTCACGCGAGAATCAAGAAATTGTAATTGGTGAACAGGTTGAGATGGCTAAACAGTTACCTGCTGGTCGCATTAACTTGGAAGAAGCTAAAGCAATCTTTGGTGATCGCTTTGAAGAAGTGAAAGCTAAGATGGGTAAGATGTTAGCCAGTGATGGTTTATATTCTGACGCTGTTGCTGAACTCTATGTAGATGAAAACGGTGAACGTGTATTTGGTAGTGGTAAAGATTTAATCTTACAGCTTGCTGACGTTATGCCACCTAGCCAAGCTATTCAAGAACTCACAGATAAGATTGTACTAGAACGTCATGGTGATTTAACTTCTGATAAAGCATTACAAAATGCGGCTGACGAAGCATTACACAATGAAGCTATGCTACGCAGTGCGGCTACTGAAATGAAAGCTATCACAGGTATGCAAGGTGGATATCGTGAATTGGTACGTGCCGCTAAAGATGCAGCGATACAAGCGATCAATCAGGTTAAGGTTAAAGACTTACGCCCAAGCAAATATATTACTGCCGCAGTTAAGGCTGGTAAAGAAGCTGATCAGGCAGTTAAATCTAAAGACTTGGAATTAGCAGTACAGGCTAAACGTAAACAGCTACTCAACATTGCAATGGCACAACGCGCTTATGAGGTTGAATCAGAAGTACGCAAAGCAATGGAAGGGTTCAGAAAGCTTAACCGCGCTGACAAAGTATTAGCTAAAACACATGATATTAACTTGGTTGATACTGCACGCTCTATCCTAGCTTCATTCGGTTTGAACGCTTCAGACCCTAACACAGCGATGGATAATCTATCTAAGGTGCAAACCTATAACCCTGACTTATACGCAAGCCTAGTGCCTATTGTGCAAGGCGCAACGGTCATCGCTAAGAATGATCAAGGTGAGTTTATTGGATATCAACAATTAACCATAGATGAATTTTTAGGTTTACGTGATACGGTAAAACAACTTACGCACCAAGCGCGTGGTGAAAAGACAATCACTGTAAATGGTATGAAAGTAGAGCTAGATCAGGCAAGACAAGAACTGATAGATCAGCTTGCAGAAAACAACGGTCAAATTATTTACGATGAAATAGTACGTGCGCCTTCTAAAAAAGATGAATTTAAAGTAAGAATGTTAAGTACTAAAAGTGTTTTATCTCGCATGGAACATTGGGTTTATATGCAAGATAGGGGCAATTTTAATGGCCCATTTAGAACATATATGTTGCAAAGCATTATGAATGGAATTACTAAATATAGAATTGCAAAGCGTGATAAATACAAACAAGTTAAAGAAATTGTTGACGTAAAAAAACAAGATAAAAACTTTTTGATTGGTGAGATTTACGCTTCAGAATTTAAATATATTTTTAAAAACAAAGCGGAACTACTTGGCGCATTGCAACACATAGGCAATGAAGGCAATAAGAAAAAAAACTTGGTTGGTCGAGGTTGGGCTGAGATGACTATGGATGCAGACGGAAATAAGTTTGTGGACTATAGCAAGTGGGATGCTTTCATGGCGCGTATGTTTGATGAAGGCGTGATCACTAAAGAAGATATGGATGTTGTGCAAAGTATTTGGGATGTTCTTGAATCTATCAAACCACAAGTACAACAAGCGCATTATGAGTTAAAAGGTTTTTATTTTGATGAAGTAACAGCCAAAGAGATTGTCACACCGTTTGGCACTTATCGCGGTGGGTACATCCCAGCAACGCCTGATAGTAACGCTAACGTCAATTCACAAACACGTGAACTAATGACAACGCTTGAAGAAAACTTTACTTTTATGATGCCATCTACACCAAGTGGCTTTACTAAAGCGCGTACTGAATACAACGTACCGTTGACGATGGACTTGCGTTTAAGTTTGCAATCAATAGACAAGATGCTTAAGTTTACATATATCAACCCTGCGGTAAATGACGTAAATAAACTGTTTGGCAAACATGGAGGATTGGCTGACGCATTGTTTGAGTTTGATAGAACAACATTGCCTGATTTAATTACACCGTGGCTTAACCGTGTAGTAACTCAAACTTCTACAGAGCAATATAAAAGTGCGTCAGGTAAATGGCTTGGAAATGCGCTTGCTTTCTTTACTAGAAATACTGGTTTATCTTTTATGGCTGGTAACATTAAGAACGCGCTTGAACAGTACACAGGTTCTTATGTAGCTAGAGCAGAAGTTGAAACTAAATATATACGCAATGCACAAGCTAAGTATTTAATGTCACCTAATGAAACAGCTAATTTTGTTGCTGAACAATCAGAATGGATGGCAGTACGTTTAAATAATCAATTGTTTGATTATATGAATGAGATTGAAAATGTACTGGAAGAAAAAACAAATCTTCAAAAAGTACAAGAATTATCAATGAGGCATGGCTATATCTTACAACGCACCGTACAGAATCAGCTTGATCTTGTTGTTTGGTTAGCGGCTTTTGAAAAAGGGCAAGAAACTTTAAGCGAAGAACAGGCTGTTGAATATGCTGATAGCGTGATTAGACGTACACAGTCATCACTTAATCCTGAAGATGTAAGTAGCTTTGAATCGGGCACTGCTGGTTGGAAAGCGTTTACACAATTCTATAACTACTTTAATAACATTCTTAACTTAAGTGCTAGTAAAGCAGTAGTAATTACAAAAACACTAGGCGTTAAAAAAGGTAGCGGTAAGTTATTTGCACTGTACTTCTACACAGCAATGATTCCCGCTTTGGTATCAGGTGCGATTAAACGTACATTGAATTGGCAGTGGGATGACGAAGATGATGACGGTTACTTAGACGAGTTTATGGATTGGTTTGTTGGTGATCAGTTTAGATATATGACAGCGTTCATTCCGTTTGGTGGTCAAATAATAAATACTACATTAAACCGTTTTAACGATAATCCTATGGATGACAGGGTAAGTTTCTCACCTATCATTAGCATGGTTGATACAGCCATTGGTGCAGCGCCATCTGCATACAAAGCCATGTTTGAAGATGGCAGTATTAAGAAAGGTTTGAAAGATACTCTCACTGTAATGAGCGTTTTATTTGGTGTTCCGGTATCTGTACTTGGTCGCCCTGCTGGCTATTTAGCTGATATGTCCGAGGGCAAAGTAGAACCTGACAATCCTTTAGACTTTGCACGCGGCATGGTTAGTGGCCAAGGTCGAGAAGAAGAACGCCAATAATGTTCGCATAACATTGTATATATAAAACAAAATATGAAAAATTCTAGGAGTATTTGAAATGACAATATCATCAGAGGTTAGAAAGGCTGGGCCATTTAGCGCCAACGGTTCTAACAAAAACTTTGCATTTACATTTAAGTGTTTTACTAACGAAGATGTGCGTGTAGTTTTAACCAATAGCTTAGGTGTTGAATCGGACTTAGTATTGGATAGTGATTATTCAGTCACGCTTAACCCTGATCAAAACGTATCTGCGGGTGGTACTGTTATTACAACACTAACCTATGCTACAGGTAACAAAATTACTGTACTTGGTGACGTAGATTACAAACAGGAAACCGATATCACAAACGGTGGTGGGTTTTATCCTGAAGTTATCGAAAATGCTTTAGATAAATTGACGATGCAGATTCAGCAATTAAATGAAGAAGTAGGTCGCTCAGTTAAAACAGGGGTAACATCTACAGCAACGCCTGAAGAACTATTAGATTCTATAAATAATTCAGTGGCAGAAGCAAGCGCAAGCGCAACTGAAGCAGCGAATCAAGTTGCTTTAGCTTCTCAAATTTATGATCAGTTTGATGATAGGTACTTGGGTTCAAAGTCTAGCGAGCCAACGGTAGATAACGATGGTAGCGTTTTATTAACTGGCGCTTTGTACTGGAATACATCTACTAACAAACTTAGAATTTATAACGGTTCATCATGGCAAGATACAGCAACAGCTACTCCAGCATCGTTTACCAACAATTTATTTAATGGTAACTCTAGCACTACTTCATTTACGCTTTCAACTGCGCCCGCTTCGCCATCTAGTGTATTTGTATTTATTGCTGGGATTGCACAACGACCAACGACTGATTATACGGTAAGCGGAACAACACTTACATTTACAACTGCGCCAGCAACTGGAACTAACAACATCTCAGCGTTTGTCGCCTCTACGGTTGCGGCTGGAACGCCTGACAATTTAAGTGTAAGCACAGATAAGATTCAAGATGGGGCGGTAACTAACGATAAGATAGCAGGGCCGATTGCAGTAGCCAAAGGCGGTACAGGTCTTGCTACAATTAAATCTAACGCTGTGATGCTTGGAAATGGCACTAGCGCGGTTAATACTGTATCCCCAGCGAAAACGGGTAACGTCTTAAAATCGGTTGTTCAATCTACAGTAACCGCTGGCTCATTCGTAGTCGGTCAAGAGTATGTCATTGCTACTTTAGGCACGACAAATTGGAACTCAATTGGGGCTTCTTATTCTGCGGTGGTAACGGGTTCAATAGCTACGACTACATTAACTGTAACTGCGGTGACTAGCGGAACTCTTGCGGTTGGTCAGCAAATTAGCGGAACAGGCGTTACTGCTGGAACTACGATTACAGCTTTTGGCACGGGTACGGGTGGGGCAGGTACTTATACGGTATCAGCATCACAAACCGTTTCATCTACGACTATCAGCGCAATGGCTACTAACACAGTCTTTACAGCGACAGGCGTGGGTAGTGGAACTGGAACGGCTACTGTTAATACTTGGGCAAGTGCAAGTGATTCAGCAGTTGGTGTAGGTCAAACTTGGCAAAATGTAACTGCAAGTAGAGTAGTAGGCACAACTTATACCAATTCCACAGGAAAACCAATATTGATTTTATTTATGGCAGCCTCAGCAACTGCAAACTGTACATATAGGCTAATTGTAGATGGCGTTGAATTAGTTGCGAACATCTTTCCTACTTTTAATCAAACGATATCTTACATTGTCCCAACAGGTTCTACTTATTCAATAACAATGACAAATGGCATAATAGGAAAATGGATGGAGTTAAGATAATGAAAACATACAAAGACACAAACAACAACCTATGGGCTTATGAATTAGATGGCTCACAAGACCATTTAATTCCTGCCGAGTTTATTTTAATCACGGATGACGAAGCTAATCAAATTCGTGCTGAACAACAGCCAACAATAATGGCAACTCCAGAGCCTACGAAAGAACAGCTACTCGCTGAACTCCAAGCACTCACGGCAAAGATTGAAGCGTTAGAATAGCAGAAAAGGCACAGAACATCGTGCCTGTTTTCTACTTAAACAATCCATTAAAAAGCATAGTGCGTCATTGTATGCCCGATAGTCACAATGGTGCCTGAATGTATGCGCTTATGCACTTCACCTTTTTTCTTTTCTATTTTCTTTTCGCCTATGTTACCTAGCGCCAAACATTTCAACCGCATTTCTTTAACTTTCTCAGGCGACTTTCTTAACCCAATAACATTTGCCTTTGCTCGTACTTGATCAATAGAATGTCCTAACACTTCAGCGATTTCTTCAGTGTCGCCATTAACATAATGTTCTTTAAGGTAAGCTACTTTTTCTTCAGTCCATTTTTGTGCAATTGAATTTCGCATGATTAGTACCCAATTCTACGTTTAGTTTCGCGTCTATCCATATCACGGCTTTGACGATCAAGCTGTTCATCTAGTATTGAGGTAGATGAAGGTTCATTTCTGCGATAGGTTTGTCCATTGCCGTCATACAAAGTGCCACCACGATTGTCTAGTAAGATTTGACTTTGGCCAGCATAAGGCGTGGCGGATGGATTGTTGTAATCTGATTTATTGTAAGACTGGTTATAGTCATAAGTGTTACCAGCTAAAGCGCTAGTTGATAATGTTAAAGCTAATACTGCTAAGATTGTTTTCATGATTGATCCTTAAATTAAATTACTCATTAAATCTCTAATTTCATCGTTTACTCTAAACTTAGACTGCGTTTGTTTAGCATAGCTACTAATTACTTTTTGCGGTAATGAACGATAGATAGCACGTTGTAACTTAATCACATCATAAGCCTTGTCAATCTCGGCTCGGTTTAATGGTTTCTCATACTCTAGCGATTTGGATAGTTTTCGCAAGGCCGTATCGTCATAGGGAATACCCTCACCATTGGCAATAGTCCACCAGCAATCAATAAAGCCCTCAAGCGCACTAACAATGTGTAGATATTCACCGCTTAACCCTCGTATCACATAGCCATCGTCTTTAGTCCACTCCAACTCGCCATGACGTAGCTTATCAAACAACCTTTCCACGCTATCAAAAGATTCCATCTCTAGCGTGTATCGTGTTGAATAGACAGCGTGAGAGCGACTAAACTTTTTAGGCTTGGCAGCTTGTCTGCGTTCGGCTCGGTTCATCATTTCCTCTATGTATTAGGTTTAAGTGGTTTTTCTACAAAATTCCAATTTTGAATAGGATAAGACCATAAATCGTCACCCCTCCATAAAATATGCACAAACTCGGTGTCGTAATTCCAACATCCCGGAAGTGTTGGTTTGTCTTTTATTTGACTATATGCAATAAATCCTTTATCGCTACTGCACCTTTCAGACGTTAAAACAAGTTTACCGCCACCTTTATTAGTGGATGTAGCTATGATGTCAGCCATTGCGCTACTTGATATTAATAATAATACTGCCAATAATTTACTCATTTCTCTACCTTTCCCACAGGTGTCGCCAATAAATACTTCTCACCCAAAAACTCTTTCGCATCATCTAGCTTTGCTTGAAAGCTGTTGTCAGGCTCTACGCTCATTCCGTAGAAGCTAGTTATGATTCCATCGTCTGTAAAAATATCGCTAAAGTAGTTCAGCATGATTATCCTTAAATTAAAATGGTATATCGTTTTCCAAATCGCTTAAATCAGTGGCATCGACTTTGCTTGGTGTTATCTTTTGGTGACTAACCTCATTAACAACTGATTGCTTAATTAACGTCACGTTAGATAAACGACATTCTAATGATTGCCCCTCAACGCCCGCTTTGGTCGTATATTTACGCAAAGCAATTTCACCTGTGATACCGATTTGATTACCTTTAAGCAAATAAACGTTAATACTTTCTGCGCGTTTCCCAAAAAGAGAACAGTTTAACCATGTATCAATTTGGTTATCACCGTACCCGCTAGATACTGCCACGCTAAAGGTTGATACAGGGTCGCCCTTTGCTGTGAATTTAAGTTCTGCATCTTTACCGATGCGGCCAATGGCGTTAAATGTGTTCAATTTACTACTCCTTAAATTGTGCAACCTACATGATATTTACGTTTTGCTTCTAAATATGCTTTTCTAGCTTCTTCTGCATTATCAAATAATCCAATATGTTTTTTTATTTTATTTATTTGAATTTGTGCAGCCCACTTATTTGATGCCTTATGCCAATTGACACCTAAAAATCCACTTTCATTATCTTTTCTTGCTTTTTTTTGATTTTGCTGATTAATTATATTTGTAACATCACGCAAATTTTCAATTCTATTATCTGAAGTATTGCCGTTAATATGGTCAATCATATTTTTAGGCAATTCGCCATAAACATATAACCAAGCTAAACGATGTGCATAATATGTTTGATAATTTATTTTAATAGATTGATATCCACGTTTTTCTGTTCCTGCAATATCACCAATTTTGGTTCTTTTAGCTTTATTAATTAACCAAGTAAATAAGCCTGTTTCTTGGTCATAATGTAAAATTGATTTTAGTTCTGATTGCGTAATCATGATTTGCCCTTTCATAGCGTTTGAGTGAGTAGTCGGTCTATCAATGATGAAGCATTAATAGGTTACCTGCTCTCCAGCAACCGACATAAACATTATACGCTATTTGATACTTTCAGCATATTTTTTTAATGTACTACGAACTTTAGAGTCTAAAAGTGTCCATAAAAAAACTTTTTCATCATTAAGCAAAGTAGTTGTTTTGTTATAAGCATCTTTAATATTATTTTCATTAACTAATGCAATAATATCCATTGCAAAATCTTTAATAAATTGCTGTGATTCCTCATCTAAATTTTCATTTGCACCAGCTAATGGTGTTACTGCTTTTGGTGCTTGCACAGCTTCAGTCTTTTCATCGTTCGGCATATCTTCGCCAGCATAAATGTATAAACCTAGACCATGTAGCGCAATTGCTTTGGCTAGGCATCGTTGCATCGCTGTATTGACTGCCATTGAATCAGGGTTGCTAATAGATTTATTTTTATAATCCATCACAGGCAATTGAGCAGTCATAGGCTTGCCAAAAGCTGTAACAGTACAAAATACCATCATAGTGTCACCAAATTTTACAGGCTCTTTGTATTCCCAAACAGCGGTTGGGTCTTGTTGCAGTAAAATATCCACAGCCCATGCCCATGATAAATACGTTAAATTTCCTTTTTTTTCCGTGTGTTCGTTTACGTTAATTGCTCGTAGTGTTTGATAATTACTCATTTTACTGCCTCCGTTTGTTGTTGTTCGTATAATTCTCGCATTACCTCGTAATCATATTGCTCTTGCATATCAATCCCATCCCATCAAATAACATAAACCAACAAACATTAAAAAGAACGCACCGCAACCGATGCCCACGATAAGTAGTGCAGCTATAAAATCAATCATGGCGACCTTCTTTCTTGGTTACTGACACCTTACCCACGCCTAATGATTCTAAGCAGTGCAAGACTGCATCTACAGCATGTGGGTATAAAGATTCGTACTGAACAGTTGTACCGTTCTTGTTTGTGTGTCTAACAATAAACATAATCATAGTGCGCCTCGCTCAATCTGTGCTTCAACATCTAAGCGACCTGATTTTTCTGCAAACAATCGGATGTTAGATAGGTTAAGTGTTGCGCCTTCCATCATAACAACGTCAACACCTTTAAGCTTGTCACAGAACTCTAAAACAGTAGCTAAGATAACTTTAGCGTAGTCGTTAGCTGGATCCCATTCAACCAATGCCAAAGCGTAGTCATCTTTGTCATAATTTTTAATAGCAGCGTCAATTTCTTCTTCAGTAATTTCACCGCGATCATCACAAAAATCTAAGCGCGATTCCAATTTGTTAAATTCTTCAGTCATTTTTATTTCTCCGTTTAGTTACCGACGTTTGTTCTCGGTATGTGCTATTATTAAACACATTGTTTTAGGTTGTCAAACAATTTATTTAAACAATGTGTATTTATTTTTCTTGCAATATAAAAGGTACAGGATTAAACTTTAGATATGACTGATAAAGAGATTATTGAAAAGCTAGGCGGTTCATCTAAAGTAGCTGCGCTATTACAGCTAGGTGGTAGATTCCCACAGATTAGGGTGAACCAGTGGAAAACTAGAGGTATTCCTGCAAAGATTAAATTGCAGTACCCACATATCTTTCTGCGTAAAGAATATAAGAACC